AGCATCATTCAGGACCGAGGCTGATAACCTTACTCAATTATTAGAAGGGAGCGCATAGAGATGATTAAATTTGCTGATCTTCTAACGTTACAGGCTCAGTCTGATCGAGTCATTAGTATCAGTACACTGCGGATAGAGTTAATTATTATAGTAAACTGAATCACCCGCTAATGTGCCAAACTCCGTTGGAATTGCTGCAACTCCTGGCCCCGATACTATTTGAAGCTGATTGAATGGGTTATTGCTTGGACAGACACCGCTTGTTGTGCGAAATTGAAATGTAGCAACGTAAGTCGCGTCATTACCGGCGAATGATGTTCCAGCAGGCCAATAAACGCCGTAATTTCTGCCGCTGTTCCTTCGTGTTGAGCATCCCGCTAAATCTATACCGAACCCCCTTGATGGTATGCATATTTTGCCGCCTAAATTCGCATAAATCGCATCCCACTCAGTGAAAGGAGTGCCAGCACTAGCTACGCATTCTTGGATAATAACCGTGGACGATGAGATTATTGTGCCTTCCAACGCATTGCCAGAGGTAACACCCGCGCAAAAATCAAAGGTATCAACGGTAATAGTGGGCGTTGCTACAACATCAACCGAGCTATTCGCTAAGACTGCCGCCGGTATCGTGACAGTAATAGTTTCTGCCGCTGTTATGTCATATAACGCTTCTGCGCCTATTGTGATAGTGGCAACCGTTTCGCTTGTCCTGACTAAATCACCCGCAACAAAATTGGCTTTAACTTCGGCATCCCAGCCGGCTGTTTCGGATTGCGCGGAATCGATACCAGCGAGTATTAAATTGGTTTGCGCGGTTGTGCCGATCGGGCCAGTGCCCGCCGCTAGCCAGGTGTCATTTGTAAGGGTGATTATTATAGTTTTCGAGCCGGTGACAATGTCGCTTTCATCGATGCTGGCGGTGGCCGTGCCGGTGATCGCCGCCGTGGTGGGCGGGATAAAAGCGCGGCGAAATAGTCCTGTTCTCATTTAATTTCCACCAGTAAAGGCATATAATTTAAATACCATATAGAAAAGAGGATTGAAAATGTTTGGTATTGGGCAAAAAAAGATATGCGATAACTGCGGCACTATTGCCGTTCCTTTGAGTATTGCAAAAGGCAATATTATAATAGAGTTAATACTGTGGCTGATGTTCATTATTCCCGGTCTGATCTATTCAATATGGCGGATATCATCTAAATATAATGCATGTCCATCATGCAAAAGTAAAAACCCGATAGGGTTAAACACTCCGAAAGGCATTAAATTAGCAGATAAATACACTGGCTAAGTATAAGTGATATTGATCGTCATGGTTCTGCCTGTAGTGTCTTCTGTGCAAGTAACTACATCGACTCGCTTTAGCGTTGTTGTATCCCCGTTGCTATCGGTGGCGGTTATATCTGACTCAGTTACTGTGCTGGAGAATACTTCATTGGCGGCCCCTGATGTTAATGGATCAGCCTGGCTTGATGTTTTTTGTTTCGGACCAGTAATGGCCTTGGCATTTTCATTTACCGCTTTAGTTATCCCGTTTAATAAATCAGCGGTTATAATCTGACCGATATTAATACGGCTTAATATTGTATTATTTGCCATTACAGGGTCAGCGCCAGCGGTGAAAAATCGGCAGTGCTATAAACATCCCAAGGTCTAGTGCCTGTCGCTAAATCCAAGCTACTATCGACATTAGAAGGATGGTCTAGTAGAGGCGGATAATAAGAGGTTTTTGCTAGAAATACCCAAGTATCTGGATTATAAGCAAACGATATTCTTATTTTATAATCATCCCCTTGTTTATCTGTATTAACCGCTGTACAAAGAATAGTTTTAACAGGGTAACTATTCCAGATAACAGAATTTATTTTACCTAAATACGTGTCAATAGTAGATTTTGGAAATGTCGATGAAGTAAATTCGAAATCGAAAGTTACTCTAGGCCGTTCAACTTCTGCCGTGAATGTCTCGCCTGATATAATTGGAATGCTTGCGCCAGTGTACTGTGTGACCATAGCATCGCCATTGATATCTAACTTAACTTCTTCAATTGTTGTCGTGCCTGATGCCCTAGAAGTAGTCTCACCGCCGTCTGCGTTAGTTGGGTCATCATAATAGCTAAGTGTTAGTTTGACCGTATCAGGGTCTATTACATCGCCTGTTATATCATTCAAATAGATAGTTGAAATAGATGGGTGAGCAGATCCGTATGCAGGTAATCCGCTATCGGTAATTGCGTTATATAGTCGCGCCGATGCTGATCCAGTTACGCCAGACACAATTGCGATTCTATCGGCCCGGTATCCGTTTTTAGTCCGGCTTATTCTTGCGCCGTCTTTTATGTCGATTGTTACTGCCATTATCCAGCCACCGCCGTATTGCTTCTGTTATTTAAAATCTGCTCTAATAGAGCGTTTGTTCTGTCAACCTTAGGGAATAGTGGCCTTACATCTCCGCCACCTGTTGAATTGATCGAAAATTGATTTACTGGTTTAGCACCCAAAACTTTAGGCTGAATTGGTTTTTTTAATGCTTCTACTCCTGCGACTGCTCTCTCATCGAAAGCCCTTGCGGCTGCTATAAAGTCCTTACCTAGCTGCTTGTTTTCTACGTCATCATAAAGCGAACCAATTTCTTCTTTTATTTTTGCAACTGTACTAAGTTGACTTGTAAAATCTTTATTTAATCCGCGTAGAGCTTCGTCTGCCGGTGCTGTATCGATACCGAAAAAACCCCCAACCGCGCTAACACCAGTGGCAAGACCTCTAAATACTGTGATAGCCGCAAGTTCAAATCCCGCTAAACCTAACTCCAAGACTTTAAATGCTAATTTTATCCCGTTTAAAGCGTTCACAAATGGAGCGATATTTTCAATTCCGCCTATCATGCTTTTTTTAAGCGATGCGCCCATATCGTCGGTATTAATGCTAATTAAGTCCATTTCAACCGCTAACTGTCTCGCCCACGGTGATATGCCCGATGTTACAATTTTGCCTAGATCTTCATTCATATCACTCAACGCATTGTTAAACTGATCGATTCCGCCTGATGCCGTTTTTCCTATCGCTATATTTGTGCCTCCGATTTGAGACTCGATATCAGCTAGTATCATTTGAAATAACTTGCCGTCATCGCCTAGCCCTCTGAGGCTAATTCCTGCTTTTTCTGCCATTGAAGCCATTGCCTTTTGTGCTTTTGCCGCGGCCAGCGTTGTCTCAGACAGCGTAATACCCGCTATTGATAGCGCACCCACATTGCCCATTGCAGCCTTGCCAATTATATTAGCTGCCGCCTGTCCTGATTTCTTTGCTTTAACCATTAAGTCAGCCATTGCTACAGTAGCCCGTGGAATTAATTTGTCAGGTATTTGGCTGAACGTTGATAAAAAAGCCTGCCCTTGTATTATAGCCTCATCGCCGAGTACGCCGGTTTTTTGAAGCTCACCCGCTTGCTTAATCATAGCCTCAGTTATACCAATCGATGACCGGCCCATTGACTCATTAGCGGCCTCCAAGCTAGCCACGGCCTGCTCCTGCTCTTTCCATGCGCCCAATGATTTAGCTAGAACTGCACCTATTGCTACGCCGCCCAATGCTGCCGCAATACCAGTTTTGATGCCGCCTATCTTCTTTACAAATCCCTTTATTTTTTTCCGTGTCTTCGCTAAACCTTTATCTAGTCCGCGCATGTTGGCATTTATGCCTACAGATAAATTACTTATTAGAGCCATAAATCGCCTCCATTGTTTTTTCCATTGATGCCGATGATTGCTTTTTTTGATTGCCGCGAATCATAAAATCTTCTGGCTTATATGATTTTTTTGGCGAGTTTATATTCGCAGTTAATGCGCACAAGTTAGCTATCATATATTCAGACCTGTCAATCATAAAAGGTTCGATATTGTTGTATGCAATTAGTTCTGAAAAATCAGCCGAATTAATAGACGACTGAAGTTCTCGAACACTTCTGCCCGATTTAATAGCCAACCCTAGCCAGAACTTTCGCTCAGGTCGGCTTTCTAGTTTTTTTCTAAAGCCTCAATATCGTCATCACTTAACTTGTTTAGCTTTAGAGATGCTTCATAAACTCGGTTTAATGGTTTTGCTGATTTCTTCGAAAGAGCGTCCACCTGACCATCACCAAATAATCGCTTCCCTTTTTCATCGCATAAAGATAGGCAAGCTAACTTAGCTCGAATATTCACATTGTTGGTTTTGTCCATTTGTTTCGCTGCGTACATCTCCCAACTATCGCGCTCTACCCCTGTCATTGTGCGAATAAAAGCATCACCACCCCATTCAGGGATAGATATCGCTTCAATAGTTGAGTCGTTAAACGCTAGAATGTCATCGCTTGATAGCATTATGCAGATGCCGTCCAAGCTGGAGCATCCGACCATGTAAGGGTTGCTGATGCTGTCATTTTTTCTTCAAACTCTGCACCCCAAGAAAAATCAGTGATAAAACCATCACCTATTAAAGTCGCGCCTGATGACCCACCGGCCGGAATTGGAAAGGTTATAGTAACCTCTTCAATCGCGCCAGCAATCGGTGGTTGAGTATCAGGGTCAAAATTAAATTCGATATCAACACCGCCTTCGTCGACTAGTGACAATGGCGCTTTACTCATTGACCCGGTTGTGCCCATGTGCGATGTGTCATAGCTTCCGCGTGATGACCCGCTTGCAGTTACGCCCATTATTTCAGCGCTAAAAGACGACGTCCCAAAGGCTATCGTAGTTCCTGTTCCTGTATCTGACATTTTTCTAACTCCAGTTGTAATATAAATTAAATGTTAAGCTTGCGCGATAAATTTGCTCATCCGAGCCGGTTAATTCTGATTCACTAAAAGTTGCAGCCGATTCTAAAAAAGACTCGCGAATGTCAAGCGATTCAGTTCCTAAACTACCACGAAACCCGTGTAACTTATCTTTTATACTAGCCATTAATAATGACCTGGTTTCCATACTCGTGGAAAATATTCCTAGTTCTATATTGATATTTGTCAAAGTTAATGTATCGGACGCTGGGTTAATTGATTTTTCAATACTACTATTAATTATTGTATAAATAACAAACGGATAAGCTGACCCCTGCGGCGCAACATGCGGATAAACTGGCGCACTAATGCCAGTCAGATTACTGTCTCCAGTAAAATGAGATTTTAATCCGGTTTGAATGGCGGTTTCAATAGTCATAGATTCTTTTTAATATTCTCGTCAATATAATCGCCGGTTTTTTTAATCACATGCGTTCTGAGCTGCGCTAGTGCTACGCGCATAAAAGGCTTTGCTGCCTGCTTTGAG